AGAATGATATATTTAAGTTGTTAGATTATTATAAGATGTTACGTTTAAAGAATTTGAGTAATTGTTCTTTGGAAGAAATAAATAATGAAGTTTTAGAGTTGAAAAATATAGTAAAATCAATTCAACAACAAGATTTAAAGATTGATGAAAGAATAAAAACAGATAGATGGCTAGTAAATTTAGAAAATTTAGAGAACAATTTACAAACATCTATAAGAGAGTTTGTAACGATATTCGAAGAAGTAAAACAATTTATTAATATTAAATAAATAAATTAATTAATTATTTTGTCTTAATTAAGATAAAATAATTAAAATACATTTGTATACAAAGCTGAAATTTTCTTGATATGAAATGTTTTATAAATAAATTCAGAGTCTTCATTTAGTTCTAAACAAAAAAGATAACCAAGATGTCTTTTTACAATGTGAACTATTCTTTCTTTATTTTTATAAATAAGAAATACAGGTTCGATAGAAGCGTATTCGTTATTAGTTTCAAATTTATATTTATTTTTAGTTCTATAAAAAGTTTGTTTTTTTTGACATAGATATCCTTGGTTAACAGCTTTGATAATAGTATATCTTGCATATCGAAAAAATGCTTCATAAGAAAATGATATATTTTTAGAATGAAAATAGTTTTTCATAAAGGTTTGAATAGGAATTCTAGAACATGATCTAAATTCTTTAAAACATTCCATAAGAGCATTCATATATTTGGAATATTGAGGAGTTTTAAAATATTTGAAACTCGAAGTTTCATAAATGTGGTCTAAATAGTTACAAATGTCATTAAAATTATCAATTTTTTTAAAATTAAACTTTTTTGATTGATGATCTTTTAAGAAAGAACTCATTTTGTATAATAAAAATTAAATGTTTAAGTAAGAATTATTTTAATCTATTGATTTGGATGTATCTAAGTTTATCGTGTAAGTTATCTTGGAAGAATAATAAAATAAACATAAAAATAGCAGCATTTTTTATTTCTTGAAGACTAGTGTGTTTAAAACCGTGTATACCATCAAAAGGAGAAGGAATTCTTTTAACTAAATTTCTAGCAAAATAAGTAAGGACTGCGATTAACCAGAAGTGTAACATACATTCTCCTATTAATTTATAAGTTGATTTTTTATCAGCTTCTTTGGGATCAAATTCTCCAAGTTTTTTATCTATGTAAACAGAGATAATTGTAGCTAAAACAACATAAATAGCGATAGTGTAACCGATATCAAGAATTTTTACACAGTTAAAGTTTAAGTTTGACATAAATTATTTATTTAAAATAGTTAGACAAAAAAAATAATTTTATAATAATAAAAATATAATAGGAGCAAAAAGAAGCAAAATAATACCAAAATCTTCCGGATGAAAGCTGTGTTTTATATTTATAAACAGAAAAGAAAAAACTAATATTTTATAATAGTAAGAATAAGTATAATAATATTAGTAATATAATATATTTATAATATAGTTCTTGATTATTTACCGATTTTATACATGATTTTTCTATAGGATGAAAAATTGCCAACCAAGATCTTTCAAAATAATGTCCAGCTTCTGGATTTGAATGATAATCTAAATATTTAATTAATTTTTTATATGATTGTAAAGATCTATTATGAATGTGTTTTTTGCTAACTGAAAAGATACCATAAAAAACAGAGTTTTCAATTTTAATATCTTTTGAAAAATTTTTATCATACCAATTTATAAAAGGTCTTTCTTTAGATTTTTCTAAATTTTCTTCTGGATTTTCTAATGCATTTGAAGGATCGCTAGCTTTCCAATTATCTAGTTGAAAATCTGCATATTTTTTTCGAATATCATTTACATAAGAAGCATAGAATACACTATTTCTTGTTTTAATAGTATCATTAATAGTTTTTATAGTTTGATTCCATTTTAATGGAGAATTACAAGATCCAGGTAAAAATATAGTAACATCAGCTAAATTATTATAGTTATTAATTATATGATATAAATAAGTGTGATCACAACGACCAACATTTGATAAGTTTATAATTTTAAATTTATTTGAAATGTAATTGTTGATAATATTTTTTCCTTTATTGTAAATAATAATATTTCTAAAATTATTAATATTAATGTTGTTTATCCAGTCTAAGTTTTCATTATAACGTGATATAACTAAATCTATACTTTTATTTTTAGTTTGAATATTATCTAAATTTATATAGTATATATTATATATAAAAAATATAATTAAAAATAGTAATAAAAATATAGTATAATGCATTTTTAAAATGTCATAAGAAAATTTTTAAAAATAAAATAAGAATAAATTAATATTTAGTTGGATAAAGAATTGTATCTTGTTTTTGTATAATAAAATCAGCATGATAATACATATCTTTTTGCATTGCTAATTGAAGTGATTGTGGGTGAATAGGACAACCTTTTTTTAAAAAATATTTTAATACATCTACACTAAAATTATTTTTAATAATAATGTAACTAGTATCTGGGTGCCAATCTCCATAATTATCTTTAATTAAATCTAATAATTTTCCAAATTCAGTACCTAAAATAACTTCTGTTGTATAATAACATTCATAAGAATTTTGTGTTAATCCTTTTAATAATAAACAAATAGATACTTTAGGAATATTTATAGGAATGTTATTCTTTTTATATACATTAAACATAAAATTAAGTGAATCATATTGACGATTTAACATATAAATATTTTGTTCTTTTAAAGAATAATCTTTATTAATATTATTAATAAAGAGTCTAGTCGATAAAATATTAAAAATATCACCTCTTGAAGGGAACATGAATGAAGCCCCTTCAGTTTCTTCTATAGTATAATCTAGTTTGTTATTAGTTAAATTACAAGTATCTTTGTTAGTATATTTGTTAGTATCAAAATAGTTACAAAGATTTATCTTAGAAATTTCTATAATATCATGATTTAATAATATTTCTAAAATATGGTTATGTATTATATAATTATTAACTATAAGATAAACTTTATCAATAAATATATCTAAATCATTAGGAAAATTTGTATTAATAAATTTTTTAAAAGTAGAAATCAACATATTATTTTGTTCAAATGTTTTAAAGTGTAATAAGAATATAGTTAATACATTTATATTTTCAATAATTTTATTTTTATTTTTAATTAAAAATAATTCAAAAGAATCTTTACTAAGTTCTATATCTGACATTTTTTTTAATTAATTAAATTAATTATTTAAATAATAAATAATTAATTTTTTTAAAAATTATTTTTAATTATCTAAGTAATAATTAAAAATAATGTTTGACACGATCTATGATAATTTTTTTTTAAAGTTGTCTTCTAATAATATAGGTCAAAATATTTTTGTCCAAATGTATGGTTCTAATATATACGAAGGTAAATTAATTAGTTTTGATACTCAATCTATAACTATAGAACTTAACGTAAATATGACTAATGTTTCTATTACGTTGCCATATACAGGAATTGTATCTAACTATAAATTAAAATATTGTATTTATTTTTTCAAATAATTCTTCTTTAGTGCCTATATTATAAATGATAACATCTGCATATTTTCTTAAATAATAGACATTGTAATCAGTTTCATGAATGTTATTGTCTTTAAAGTATTTAAATTCTTCGGAAGTAGGATCTTCTACAGCAGCATAAACTTTGTCTGACCATTCAGGTTCTTTATCGCGTTGAATAAATATAATTTTCCCATTTTTTTGTTTAATTAAATCAATTTCATTTTTAAATCTGCAATCGGTAACAATAACATTTTTAGTATCATTTAATTCTAAGATATCAATATCTCTAGATAAGGATTTAATCCAAATTTCATCGTCAAAATTTTTTCTAAAAACGTCGGTACCTATAACTTGTAAAGCTTTTCTGCAAGAAATTTTCCAAAAAGAATCTTCAGAATTTCTCCATTCTCTAGATTCTACAGTAGAACCTTCAACTAGATCTCTATTCCAACCAAACAAGATACTTACAATGTCTTTAAGTTTTTTAGCGAAAGAAGTTTTAACAAATCCTTTTTTTAAGACGAGATAGTCTGCAATTGTATCTTTTCCACTTCCTTGAAGGCCAATTAAACCGTAAACATTCATTTTAGTTAAGATTTATTTAATAAATTAAATAAATCTTTAAATATCAGTTAAATAAATTATGTTTTACAATATTTACAAATACAGTTTCCTTCATTTGGTATATATCCAATACAATTAGGTTCATCATAGATATATACAGCAATTTGATTTTTAGTAGTATACTGTAAACAATTAATACATTTTCCTTTTATAGTTTTTATTAAATCGTTTAATACTTTTTCATCTTTGGTAAATTTTGATATATTTTTAGGATTTACTTTTCTTACATTACTAAAGAAAGGTTGTATATTATAATGATTTAAGAATTTTGAATTCATCTTAGTTATTTATATTTATTTATTTAAATATAATTAACTGAAAAATAAAATTATTTTTATTAAACAAATAAAAATAAAATGAATTCTATCGAAGATTGTCAAAAAGAGATAATTAATTGTATTAAATCAAGTGTCAATACTACAAAAAACGGAACTGTATTTGAAAGATTAGTAGATGTTTTTAAAACTCATTTTGAAAAAAGTTCTACTAATATGGTAGAGTTGAGAAAAAAGAATACAAAGAATAAAGGATTAATTTTTGAAGTTTTTTGTAAAATGTATTTATTAGCTAGAGGATATTATAATGTTTGGTTATTAAATGAAGTTCCAGAAGATGTTTTAAAATATTTAAATTTAGAAAGAAGAGATATGGGTATTGATTTAATAGCAACTATTAAAATTCCGAATATGAATGAAGATTTAATTGAAAATTATTTTTATATACCAGTTCAAGCAAAGTATAGAAAAATAGGTAAAGATCAATTTAATAGAAAAATTCATCGAGTTGGTTGGAAAGATATTTCAACATTTTTAGCATTAACAACAAGAACAGGTGGACCAAAAGGATGGTTAAAACATATGATTATAACAAATGCAGATAGTGTTACTTGGAAAGGAAAAAAAACAAAAAAAGACTTTACCTATGCTAAGAAAACATTTGAAAAATGTTCAAATATATTTTGGTTGAAAATGATTAATCAAGATAAAGGAAGAAAATTAATTGATGAAAATGAAATAAGTGATACAGACGAAGAAGATGATGATATTGTTATTATAAGTAGTAGTGATGATGAAACTATCGAAGAAAAGAAAGATGTTAAAGAATTAAGAATGAAATGGTTAAATAGTTTAAATTTAAAGTAATATAGATTTAACAGATTCATAATTTAAAACTTTTGATTGTACACAATATGCCGTTCTGACATTATCAATATTTGAATTTTCTGAATAAACAGAATGAGGTTGTTTTATATCTAATATCCATACTTCATTTGGTTTAGCTTTAAATTGATATATTTTTTCAAGAGAATTTTCATCAAAAATACTTCCATCTGTTTGATTAGCTATTTTAATTGTATTACATTCTTTATTTACTTTATAAAATGTAGTTACAGCATCATTTGTATCAAGATATATATTAATAACACAATTAACTTTACTATCTGTATGAGGAGGAATGTATGGAGAAGTTATTTCCATCCAAGTTACTTCAAAAAAATGTTGGTAATTTTTAGGAATAAATTCATTCATAATATTTTTTTGTGTAGTTTCATCTATATGATAGTAAGATATTCCCATAAATTTATTATTTACAACTTTTCCATAATTTACTATTAATTGTTGTTTTATAGGAGGTTTTAATTCTAAGTTTTTTAATTTAAAACAAGGTATCATTTAATATAAATAATTGTGTAGTTTTAATACACAATTATTTATATTTTTTTCTGAATTTATAGATAATTTTAAAATCTTGTGTATTTAACCAAGACCTGAGTTTGTATATAATAAAAGAATATCTGTAGGTTCATTAGAATCATTAATAGGGGCATTTTTCTTTTTTAAATTTTCATATATCATATTTTCTTTACGATTCAAAAACTTTATTTTTGATCCCATTGTTTCAAAGGCATCGATTGTATAATTATCGGATATTTTATTGTTATTTTCTTTTTCTAAAATATCTATTTTACGTTGCAAAGTATCTATTTTTCTATTAAGAATGTATAAAGTGTCATAAATATTATTAACTTTATTATCAATAAATATAAATTTGTGACGATTTGTTAATTTTTTATCAATTCTAGAGTTTAAGTTTTCGAGTTTAATATAAACTCTAGAATTTGTATGAAAAAATGATTTAATTTGTTTAAACATTTTACTTAATAATAAAAAACATATTTTTAAATAATAATAAACTTAAAAATATGTTGTGTTTAATTAAAAATGAATAACGATAGATTTGCATTTTATTCAATTATTTTATTATCTTATTTAAATCATATAAAAGAAAATGAACCTTTGAAATATTTCATGATGGAACAGTATGTATCAAAGAATAAAATAAAATCATTAAAAATGAATATTTTATATAAGTTATTAGATAGTATGATTATTATAAGTAATATGAAAAATGAAATAAATAACTTATTTCCACAAGATGAATTATTAGATATACAAGCAAAAGCTAATGAATTAAGCAATTGGAGTAAAAAATTTTCTAATAACTAATTATTAAATATAATTATCAAATTTGTTTGTTAACTTGTTGATAATTATATTTATTTTTTTTTAAGATTAAAATAATTTTATTAAGGTTATCTTTATTAAATTTTATTTTTATTTTTCGATCGGAGTTTTTTTAATTATTTATTATTTACAATTAAATTTAATTACATTTATTTATCATTCGAAAACTTTGTTTTCAATCATTACGGATAAGGACACAGTACTAAATTATTTCAATATAGTAGCTAATTATATTAAAATAACTTAGGAGATATAACAAGAAATAAATTTTGTTTTAAACGTAGTTACTTCCGATCCATCCCAAAGGGCCTACGATCGGAAACAAGATTAGAATAACAATTTATTAACATCTTAAATATTAAGGAAATAATAAAATATTATCTATCTACCTTTAAATAATCTGAGAATAGACTCAGAAACAAAATTTTTTAAACATGAAGTTTAAGAGTTAATGAGGCATTAAAAAATGCAACTGACAGAATCAGTGGATGAAGAGTTATATCTAAGTAATAAAAAACAAATATTTAAATAAAAATAAAAAAAAATATTTTTTATAAAAAATTTAATAAATTAATTGATTTTTTTAATTTTTTTATAAATAATTTTATCTAAAAATAGATTAAATAAATAAAAAAATTAAATATTATTTTTTATAATTATTAAATAAATAAATAACATGTCTGAAAATTTAATGAAAATTAAGGCCATTATTTTAAACTACATGTACGGTATAAGTACAGGCGAAGTTAATGAAAAATTTTCTTTTTCTACTGTTAAAAACTTATTGTCTAAACTCGACATTCCTTTTGAACAAAATGAAAGTAATATAAAATTATTAAAAGATTTAGCAAAAGAATTTAACGCTAATAAACAAAATATATTAGCATTCTTAAAAAAGTATGACAAATATTTTAAAGATGAAGATGAAATTCAAGTAAGTGAAAGTGAAGAAGAATTAATTATTGATGTAGAACCTGAATTTAAAGAAAAAAAACCAAGAGCACCTAAAAAAGAAAAAGAATATTCACCACTTGATGATAGAATTAAAACATTTATTATCAATTATATGTGGAAATTTAATGAATATTTAAGAGATAATATTATTGAGGAAATACCTGATATTATAAAATATTTAGCAACATTTAGATTGTATATCGAAGATGACTTAGAAACAGAATCTTTTGTTGAAGATATATATAACGAATATAATGAAAATAATGATTTATCAGATCCATCTGCTATAGAAGATTATATTAAAGATAATTATTCTATGAAAAATTATTTAACTCCTGAAGGGAATTTAAAAAGAGTAAAAGAAATAAAAGAAGCAAGTAAAGTAGGAGTATTTGATGAATTAGATCCATTAGTATTATTCTATAAATCAAGTTATGCGGAAAATCCTGATAATCAAACAGCTAAAAAATGGTTAATGGAAAGAGGTATAATTCCTTCTGAAGAAGAACAAACAGAAATATTAAAAGATATGGAAGTTATAAATGAAGTAAGAAAAGTTGAACCAACTTCTGGTGAAATAAAAAAATATATTGAAGTTTTATTAAAACCAAAATCTGTTACTAGTGAAGGTAAAAAAATATTAGATTTTAGTAATATGTCATTAAAAGAAATGGTTGAAATTGTTTCTGACGGTTGGGGTATGGATTTATCTCATAGAACTGAAGAAATAAAAACATATATTTATGATGAAGTAAATAAATTAAATGGTAAAAAGAAAACAAAAACAGAAAAACAAGAAACAAAATTAAAGAAAGCTGAAACTGATCGTAGCGCTAAACGTTCGGATAAAAAATCAGAAATCAGAAAAGGTGAAAAAGAAGAAAAGAAACTTAAAGAACCTGTTGATTTAACATTACCAATTAAATTTTATCAATTACATGATCCGTTTTATCAATTTGCAAATACATATCCTTCTAACTTTGAAATAATTTTTAATACATATATAAGTGTAGAACAATATTTTCAATCAGAAAAATTTAATAATCTCTCAGATGAAAAAAGTATGGAATATTACAATTTAATATTAAAAGCTGATAGTCCTCTTAAAGCGACATTATTAGGAACACAAAAGAAAGATAGATTTTCTTATAAATGGTTTTTAAACACAAATATTGAAAGCTTAGGAAAAGTTAATGATATTATTGATAAATATATTGATGTAAAAGTTAGAGAAGATTGGGATGAAATTAAAGATCAAGTTATGAAAAATGGTTTAATTGCAAAATTTAAACAAAATCAAGATTTAAGAAAAGTTTTAATAGAAACTAAAGAAAGAGATATTATTTATGCAAATCCATCAGATGGTTATTGGGGTAATGCAAATGTTCCACCACACTTTGGTAAAAATATTTTAGGTAAAATGTTAATGGAAATTAGAGAAATGTTAAAAGAAGAACATCCTGAAGAAGTTCCTGAAGAAGATGAAATATTAATAATTGATGATGGTGATAAAAGTGAAAGTGAAATAGATATACAAATTGATGATAGTGATGAAGAAATAGTAATACCAGTTCATACAGAAAAGACAATGAAAAAATCAATCGAACGTCCAAAAATTCCAATGTATAAAAAAGTAGAGACAAGTAAACAAGAAGTAAAAAAAGTAGAAAAGAAATTTGGAGATATAGATGCTAAAGCATTAATAAAAAGAGAAGAATTAAGAGAAAAATATTGGAAAATTTCAGAAAGAATTAAAGCTTTATCTATTTTAAATAATTCTGAATTAGATAGATTTACAAAAGGAAAATATGGAACTCAAGTTGATATTATAAAATTATTAAAAGCGAATG